GTGGCACGAGTGGAGGGTGACATCCTCCGACAGCTTGGCTACTGGTCCGTGACCACACAGAAGCACATCAACTATGCCGCCGACCAACTCGGTCTCAAACTTCACAAACCAGTCAACCCATGACACGATACGAAAAGACCACACGCTACATCGACAGCGTATTGCAGGACATGGATTGGAAGACAATGTACCAGGCTCTGTACGAATCCATGCTGTACGAACTCAAGGACAGCACCGACGAGCAGATTGACGAAATGTATAACTACCACTTTGAAGAATGAACTCAGTACAAGAAAACAAGAACGAACTCGAAGCCGCAGTGCGGTACTGCGAGTCAGCCATCAGCCGTGCCAAGGCAACCATCGAGTCGATGGAGTTCCGTCAGCAGGCGGCAAGCAAGGCATGGAACGAACAGACAGGACGTGAAGCGGCACTCGAACGTGATGTCAAACGACTCGCTGAAGAGATTGGTAAACTCAAGAGCGAGCATACAGGACGTGAAGCCGCACTCGAACGTGAGGTGACACGACTCAAGGGCATCATTGCGGAAGGTAACAACGTCATTGACTTGAACAAGGATAACAGGGCCAAACTGGTCAAGAAGCTTGCGGTCATGACCGACAAGTACGACCAAGCCAAGACGAGCATGGCCCTGCTGACCGACGAGGTCGAGGCATACGCCAAGAAGTACAACGAGTTAGCAAAGCAGAAGGAAGCATCAAGCGGTACATGTGGGTGCCAAGGATACCGAGACAAGGAGGAGGAGATTGCCACGCTCAAGGCTCAGCTTGACGAGCTGTCCAAGGCATACAAGGACTCCACCAACGAGGAGATTACCATGAAGAAAGCATGGCGTGAGCAACGGGAACTCGTAGCCCTGAAGGACGACCAGATTGCTATGCTTGAGCGTCGACTCGCCAAGAAGGAGGACCCCTACCCCTTCCAAGAGGGCGACACCTACTACGTGTTCAACGGCCTCGACGGCACATGGATTGAGTCGGTGTGGGATGATGAGTCGGAGCGACTTCACGACTCGCCACGCATTGAAGCCCGCAACCACCAAGTCTACTTCTCGGTAGACCAAAAGAAGGTGCTCGACCAGTTCAATCCAGACGCATGACCGAAGAACACATGGCGCAACTCGAGCAGGCCATCGAACGCAAGATGCAGGCATACGAGTTGTACCGACGCCCTCAAGACAAGATGATGCTTGAGTGCATGATCCAAGATTACGAATCCAAACAGAAACTTTTAATTCAATCCCATGTTTAACAAAACAACATTCCTCGTGTCGGACTACACACGCTTCAAGTCCACCAAGAACCGCGATATCTCACCACGCATCCTCGAAGAGGTGCGGCAGATGACCAAGACCCATGGTCGCATCATCGCTCCCGTCATCGTGACAAGCGACTGGTATGTCATCGACGGCCAGCACCGACTGGAGATTGCCAAGGAGATGGGGCTTTCCGTACCCGTCTTCGTTGATGAGGCGGTCTCTCACAGCAAGGACGCACTCAAGGTTGAGGAGATTGTGTCCGACGTCAACAACTACCAGTCCTCGTGGACACTGCTCGACCACGTCAAGCACAACGCGGCACGTGGAAGCAAGGCCCATCAGATGCTTCTCGGCATCTACGAGTCCGACGAGCTGAACCCCAATCGTCAGCACTCCATCTCGTCCTTCGTACGTATTGCCACAGGTAGCTTGGCCAATGCACGGGGCGGTCGAGAGAAGCAGTCAACGATGGACCCCAAGTCCATGCTCTGGACGTTCAAGTCGGACATGCAGTTTGTGACGTCATGTCTCGCCATCCTCGAAGTGCTGAAGCGCAAGGGTGTCGGGACCAAGGCACGCTATGTGTCGGCAGTGGTGTCGATCATGGGCAAGGACAAGAAGTTCACTGCCGCAGAGCTTTCCAAGCGCTTGACGAAGTTCCCACGTGAACGTTGGGAGCACACCAACTCCGTGCGAGGTGCCGTCATCCAACTGCAGGACGTCATGAACTTCAATCGTCGCAAGGACCGCGTCGAGTATGCACGATGACACCCCTCGATATCTCATTGACATTCATCACCTTGGCTACCCTCGCGCTGTGTATTCAGTTTGCGAGGGAGCTGAGGGGGGTGAGACCACAGGCAAGGGTGAGCGTCAAGCTCAACAGACTACTGCACTACCGCGACAAGGCGAAGGCACTTGACAGGTACATGTGTGCAGACATTACACTGGGTGAACTCATCACCCTGTATGACCGAATCCAAAAAGAAAAAGACAAGCATGACAAAAAAATCAAGAAAGAGATTCAGAGTAAGATTTCACCTCGGGCAAGGGGCTAACTACCAGAAGTGGCAAATCACTGACCAGTCCTCCACCACGTACAGGGAGTACTACTCACCCGACAACGTCGAGATCGTGATGTACAAGGCACGCCTCGGGAACCAACCGAGCACGGCACGTAAGATTTTCGATGGCGCAAACAAGACGGTGTGTGCATGGGTCGACTGCGACATGGTTGACATCAAGCACCTCAAGTCCCCCAACGCAGAGCCTGTCAATGTGGATGACATGACGCAGTACAAGTACAATCCACGCAAGAACCCACACTGGTTCACCGACGACAACTTCAACGTCGACGGAGAAGAATTCACCAAAATGACAACTAAAAACCGCAGCATCTATGCCTAACTCTCTCTTCACCATCAACGCCTACCGCAAGCACCACATGTGGATGTTCGACGACGAAAGCCGCGACATCAAAGAAGAACCATTCGTGTTCGGTGCTGACCTCATGCTCGACTATGCCAGCGGCAGCGTCAAGCCAGACGGATCCCTCGACGAGTCGAAGGACGAGTGCACGATCGTGTTCTCCGCCACCCCGATGCCCAAGAACGACATCCACGTCAGGCTGTACGAACCAGACGGGATGGACGGACACTTCTACGAGGTGGTCAAGTTTGACCAGTGGCAGGAGGGTGAAGGGTTCCAGTTCTGGTTGTGCCCTGCGCTGCTTGCCTTCTTCGACAAGGCACCAGAGAACATCTACGTAAAAATCCAAGGGCAATGAAGCCGAACCAGAGAAACAAACCGAAAGGCCCACGTCTACCACGTGAGGCACATACACCGAGGGCCCGACGCCGACAGATGCAGCGGTTCCTTGACAAAAACTTTCCAATCAAGAAGCAAGATGACGAAGGCGCAGATAATGAGTGAAGCGTGGAGTTGGGAGCCCGAAGAGAAGGACTTCGACCAGACGCGTGAGATAAACGCAGCTCGAGACATGGTGCTCTCCGACCTTGAGATCATGAGCGTCGACGAGTTCCTCACACGAAAGTCGTCAGACATCGTCTATGAGCTGTCGGATGCCATGATTCACACGATCAAGGACCAGTTGGATGAGGTTGTGTCGATGAAGAACATCGAGCAGACCATCACAGAGCTGGGCATTGAACAGGAGGAGGAGTCAATCCCGTACAAGAACGTGGTTGATGCGGTGCACTTGAATTACATGCTGGGGTGTGGCATCATCGGCCACTACCTCTCACTTATGGAACACATTAAACTAAACATCGATGGACAGGACTGACAAACGACTCAAGTTCGTGGAGGAGGTGCGCTCTCTGTACGAGGCTCGCATGTCTTACAAGATCACGACAAGCAGACACCGCGACAACGTGGAGCACCGAGCTGCCGTATCGAATGGGGTCAAGCCCTTTGCCCCCGTGATCACGATCGGGAAAGCCATGGGCATGGACCACAGCACCATTGTGCACTACACCAAGCAGCACGAGGCATACTTCAAGTGGTCACCAGAGTACCGCCTGTACTTCTCGACCGCCCTGCAGTGTGCAGCGGAGGTTGCTGATGCGGTTGGCCAAGAGCCCATGAGCGCCACGTACTTGACGGCCCGCACACAGATGAAGAACCTCAACGAGATCATACGATGGGCCGAGGAAATCAAAGAAAGATTGCTGAATTCCTTGGAGGAAAGGGAGCAGGAGATGTATATTCGCCATGCGAAGTCAACAGAATTAGCCTAATGAACATATCAGACCTACGAGCCCGAGGCGAGCAGTACAAAGACAGCTTGCTCGATGTGATTGACCCAAGAATCACAGAAGAAGAATACATGAAGACCCAGATTGACCTAGCCTGCATTGACCTAGTCAGGCAGGGGTTGGTTAAGTACACCGTCCAAGCGGATGGTGAGATCAACTGGTTTGATCACAAGCATGCACCCGAATGCGCACTGGGGTGGGAGCAGATGCGTGCGCACTTTTCATCAGTCAAAAAATTAAATCTCTAATTCAATGAGTAACTACAAGTTCAAGACCACGAACATCCGTGGCAAGCAGTACGTTGAAGTCAACGAACGCATCAAGTTCTTCCGTCAGGAGGACCAGTACAAGAACTGGGCAATCCACACGGACTTCCCCTTGCTCGACTCCGATCAGGCGTTGTGCAAGTGCACCATCACCACCGCAGACGGAGCCGTCGTGGCGCAGGGTCACGCTCACGAGACGCGGTCATCATCCAACATCAACAAGACAAGCTATGTCGAAAACTGTGAGACCTCCGCTGTCGGACGAGCTCTTGCCATGCTCGGAATCGGAATCGACACGTCTATTGCGTCAGCTAATGAAGTCGAAGAGGCAATCGCAAAGCAGCAAGAGATGGTCGACAACCCTAAGGTCCAGAAGCTTAGTAAAGCTCTCGATGCGCCCGTCGAAAACATCATGGACAAAGCGGTGAACTACATCAAGGGTCAGACAGACAAGCAGAAGGCATTCGACAGCATCATCAAGAAGTATGGTGACCAGTTGTCCGATAAGCAGGTGGCAGGTTTGAAGAAGTTTGTTCGATGAACACGGATGATGTAATCACATGCACCAACAGGGGGCTGCTGGTCCCCATCGAGAAACGAGGCAAGACCAAGAAGTTCATCCCTTGGAACGCAGTAGACAAGACGCGAGTGGATGCTGGCATCTACAAGTGTGAGTCCAAGCAAGACAAGGTGGCCTGCTGGCATGTCCGCAAGGAGGTCAACCACGAGAAGCTGGACCGCATCTACATGACCGAGCGCGATGCACTCAAGGCTGTCGACATGCTCTTGATCAAGCACGGAAGAGAACCAAAATATATTCTGAAGAAAGTATGACAATGCGTGAACAACTACAGGAGCGGGTGGGTAAGCCCCACCTCTCCTACTCTTCCCTCAAGTACGCACTGGGCGACATGCGCCTGTGGGAGATGTACATGAAGGGACAACTGAAGAAGGAGTCAGACGCTCTGTACTTCGGATCCCTCTACGATTTGCTGTTGTTCGAACCCGAAAAATTCAAAGATGTCTACTACACTCTCGATGATTCTAGCATCGTCGCTTCTATTGGCGGCGCTAATCCTAGGTCTACAAAGCGATACAAGGACTGGAAAGCAGAAGCTGCGCAGACAGCGGAGAACGCGGACAAAATCTTGGCAAGCGAAGCGGATGTCAAGAAGGCCCATGAGATGATCCAGCGCCTGAAGGACTGCGGGTTGTACGACAAGCGGTTCGCAGGGGGCAGGTACCAAGTCGAGTTCAACGTTGACCTTGACGGGGTTCCGCTCAAGGGATTCCTTGACTGCCTGCAAGACGGGTTCATCGTGGACTCCAAGTCCTCACGTTCCGTCGACAAGTTCAGGTACGACGTTCGGTCGTTCAGCTACGACATCCAAGCGTATGTGTACACCAAGGTCTTTGGCATCAAGGACTTCTGGTGGGTCGTGCAAGAGAAGGCTTACCCCTTCTACCCTGCCGACGTCAAGTGCAGTGAAGAAACCCTCTTCTCAGGAGAGATGAAGTTTCACCAAGCCCTAGAGAATATCCAGAACTGGCTGGCTGGAAACGAAAAAACAGAAGAGCACTATGCGGAGTTTGTGGTCTAAGGTCCTTAGATTTGCAGTAATCGCCGCGTGTGTTTACACTATCGACAACTTTTTATTTAATCTTTTTTACTCATGAGCGATAAGCAATATGACAGCGTACTGGTAGGGTACGCAGACGACCCCCGTTACAACGACAATGGGGAACTGATGAGCTGGGGTGTCCGCTTCAAGGACACTGAACTTCAGGAGATGATCCAGAAGTACGCAACCAAGCGCAACGAACAGGGACAGGGGGGCAACCTCTACGTGACCATGTTCATGTCCAAGAACGGCAAGGCATGCTGCCGAGTCTTCGATCCTAACAGCGCAGCTGCCAAGGAGAAGCGTGCAGCCAAGGCCGAGGCCAAGGAGGAACAAACCAGTGACCTCCCCTTCTAAGGAGAAGGCACATATCTACTACATGACCGCTCGTGTCGCCTTCAAGAAACGGAAGGTTGTACACGAGCGTGTTGTGTGGATAGTATCCGTCTTCGACACGCCTAACGACATCCGAAACTTCGACAGGAAGACGATGGTCAGGCTGGAGCTAGAGCTCTATGGAAAGAACGCCAAGAGCGACAAGCACATCATCATCCGAGAGATCCTAAGCAAGAAGTTTATTTCATACTCAACACTCACGAAAGATGAGCACAGAGAACAGTATCAAGAAGCATTGCAGACAGCTTGAGAAGCTGCTGCTGGACAAAAACAAGAAGTATGGCAACTCCGCACTGGAGCCCATGCAAGTATTCTCAGAGGCTGGTGCCGCCGCAGGCATCAAGGTTCGCATTGACGACAAGCTCAAGCGGATCAAGAACGCGGGTCTAGTTGACGCGACGGAGGACACGTTGCAAGACCTCGCTGGTTACCTTATCCTCCTCATGATTGCGAAAGAAAATGAAAGTAACAATTTTCAGAAACGTCTTCGACAAGACGAACCCCCACGTAATAACACTGAAGACAGCACTTCGACGGATACAGGATGGGAAGTCGAGTGGTTTAGTGACTGACATCCGTGGAGGAGACAAGGAGAAAAAGAAGGAGCTCCCCGTTGTTTGTTTCAGCGGGGAGTTTTCGTCTAGAGCCGACGACGCTCTGTTCGAGCACTCTGGATACATCATCCTTGACTTCGACCACGTAGATGTAGACGCAACAAAGCGGTCCCTCGCCACGGACGACTTCATTCACTCGTGTTGGACATCACCGAGTGGCAACGGAGTCAAGGCGCTGGTGCGTATCACCAACCCAGAGCGACACAGGGATCACTTCCGTGCTCTGGTCAAGTACTTCGATCGGACCCATGGTCTGGAGCTGGACGAGTCAGGGATCAACGAATCCCGTGCTTGCTTCGAGTCTCACGACCCAGACATCATCATCAAGGATGAGTCCAAGAAGTTCGGGCACTTCACAACAGAGTTTGCTGAGGCGCAGACGCCAACCAACGAGGCGTACGACTACACGGACTACATGAAGCTGAACCTCGCTGCACGCATGATTCGCAACGCAGCCGACGGGGACAAGCACCGAGTACTGGTCAACGCATCACGTCTGTGTGGCGGATACATAGCGGCAGGTAAGATGGAGCACGACGAGGTTGTGCGCATCCTGCACCGCGAGATCTGCAAGCGCGACATCGAGAGCGAGGACCACGCACTGAACACCATCCTCGACGGCATCGAGATGGGAAAGAACATGCCCATCAAGGAGCTGATCGACGAGGAGAAGTCAGTCAAGCGTGAGATGTTGCTCAACGACGGAGACATGTCCTTCATCTCTTCGGACGACGAGGACTTCCGTTGGATCGACGACTACTCACAGGGAAAGATCCAGCTGGGTCTGGACACGGGAGACACCAGACTCGACGAGTACTTCCGCTACAAGAAGGAGTTCGTCATTGTCAACGGGCACTCCAACGTAGGCAAGACGACGACCATGCTGTACCTGATCGCCAATTCAGCCGTGCGGCACGGATGGAAGTGGGTGCTGTACTCCTCGGAGAACCGTACCGCATCCGTCAAGATGTCCCTGATGCAGTTCGCCATGGACAAGAAGGTGGCGGACATGACGTACACCGAGCGTAAGCAGGCGTACAAGTGGGTGCAGGATCACTTCACGTTGATCAACAACAACCAAGTGTACAGCTACAGCGACATCGTGCTGTTCATGGAGAAGGTCATGCGTCAGCAGCCTGTCGATGGCATCTTCATTGACCCATACAACAGCCTCAAGCTAGACATGAAGGGCAGCGGTATCGGTGTGCACGACTACCACTACGAGGCAGCGTCAGAGTTCCTCACGTTCAGCAAGGCAAACGACATCGCGGTGTGGTTGAACTGCCACTCTGGTACAGAGGCCCAGCGCCGCAAGGGACCAGACGGCCTGCCTGTCGCACCGTACGCTGAAGACACAGAGGGTGGTGGAAAGTTCGTAAACAGAGCGGATTGCTTCCTGACGATTCACCGAAAGGTTCAAGCGATGGACCCTGAGATACGCAAGATGAGCGAGATACACGTTCGCAAGGTGCGTGAGGTAGAGACAGGCGGTTCACCCACCCCGTTGGAGGACCCGTACTGCATCCTCATGAATCTTTCCCACACTGGGTTCAAGACACGCATCGGGCAACGGGCTTTGTTCCAGCCACTTGGATTCAAAGAGTCGGTTCAGATGCCGATGAACATGTCTTTCTTATCCACAGAAAGTTGAAATCCAAAATTTCTGTTGGTACCTTCGATTTATGAAGAGACGTACAAAGACTCCTAAGAGGCGTTCAGCCAAAAAAAAACACTTAGGAAGGTACGCAAGCTCGTTAGAGAAGTATTGTGCTGACCAGCTAAAGGAATACGGGCTAGCTTTTGACTATGAGGAACACCAGTATGTTCTCATGGACAAGTTCCGATTCCCGAACAAGTACTTTAAGATGACCGCAAAGGGTAAGGAGATGGCAGACCGATCTGGGTCTGTCGTTCTCCCTATCACATACAAGCCCGACTTCGTCGGCAGGGACCACGACTGGATCATTGAGACCAAGGGTTACCTACCTTCCCATCATGATTTCCCTATGAGGTGGAAACTTTTCATGCAGTACTTGGTGGGAACTGATTCAAAAACCATTATCTTTCTCGCGAAGAATAGCGGTCAGGTCGACCATGCCATTCAAGAAATCCTCAAGTCCATCAAGAATGGAGAGATCTAAACTAAGCGAGTACTACAGCCTAGCCAGCTTGAAGGTGCATGCACTCATCGATGAATTGTATGAGTCGTTGCACGACGAGCAAGGTGAACCGCTTACAGAGTACGAGGATGTTTTGGACACCGTGCTGCGTGTCCGAAAGAGCATGTTCGAGGAGCTTGACCTAATCAAAAGCATCGTCAGGGAGTTTGAAGAGGTATCACGAGGTTAAGATCACCGTTGACATGGTGAGGCGTGCGCAGAGCATGGCCAAGACCCATGGGAGCAACAGCAACACCATCAAGAAGCGTGAGCGGAGTCGGTTCACTGGGTACTTGGGGGAGGAGTTGGTTGCTCAGTTCATAAGTGGCCTCACCAGAGCAAACTGCAAAGACTACGACTTCATCAGATGGAAGGGTAGCCCCCACAGCTATTCTATTGATGTCAAGACAAAAGAAAGAGGCGTACTACCTTCTGACAAGTGGAGCGTCCACATCGGTGAGTACGGGAGCCATCAGCAGTGCGACACCTACGTCTTTGCTCAGGTCAACGAGACCGAACAAGGATGGAGAGGGTGGGTGATCGGATGGATGGACAAGAAAGAGTACTGGGACACCGCCTTGAAGGTCAAGAAGGGTGATGTGGTGGAGGGTGATGACTGGCCAGAGTATGCGGACGGAAGAAAGATGTACTTCCGTGATCTGCATCACTACTAATTGCTTATCTTAGAGACGTTACACGGGCTTGTTGGCTGTGGAACTTCGCAATCGTCGAGAGGGGGCTTCGGTCCCCTTTCTTTTTACCCTCGAAGTCGGTCGTTCTCCTTCTCAAGGAACTCCAGACGCACCTTGTATTCGGCGAGCTCTTGCAAGACCTTAGACAGCCTGTCCGCCACAGCGTTCTTCTCGATGTACGCTTGCTCTAGCTTCTCCTCCAGCACAGCCACGCGCTCACGCAGGTCTTCACGGAACAGGGTCTGCTCACTTCGGTCGTCTTTCTTCTCCTCGTGCTGCAGCTTGAGGCGGTTCTGATAGAACTGCCATGCACCAGCGCTGCCAAGAACAGTGATGACCGTGATTGCAATGTTGAGGTACTCTGGTTCCATTATTTCTTATACAGCTGTTCATTTGTGACTCGGTACAAATTCCAGATGCTCATGACACAGATGAGCAACCAGCCCAAGTGTGACCCCTGCATCATGCCAGCCATCGTGTAGTTGGCGACAGTTGCGATTGAAATAATAGATGCGATTTGGACAGCAAGCTTACGCATTCTAAGCGTGCCGTTGTAGAGTGCGGACCAAACCTGAAATCCACCAGCGAGGTGGGCAGCGATCTGAAGGATGGCCCAAGGCTCACCCAGCTCGAACATAGCGAATGGGAGGATGCACATGTGCAGTGCACCGATCATGAGCTCGTTGGATTCCGAGTCACAATACTTCAAGAGGTACTTCGCCCTCGCCAGTCCTGTTTCCTTGAGTGGCATCAGATCATCTTGTTGAATTCAAAGAAAGCCCACACGAGTTTCTTCCAGATAAGTTTCAGTTTCATAGTAGCCCTCTTTCTCTTAGTTCCCTTCTGTGTGCCATCAATGCGGCCAGTGATCCGATACCGAATCCCAACCCATTCAATGCATGCCGAGCCTCAGGGGTCATACCTTCGGACTTCTGTGTGGCTCTGCGATTCCGACGCTCGTTTTGGTTCGCCTTTCTTTTTACGCCAAAGGACTTCTTGCGCTTCTTCTTGACCAAGCTGCGTCCAGATGAGGGAGGGAAGTCTGGGAAGTCGGTCAGTCTACCACCGTAGTACAGCTTCTTCACCTTCCTCACAGCGGGGATGGGGAAGTTCACCATGCCTTGAGCAGTCAGCTCTGGTGCAGGCAGTCCATACTGCCTGAGCTTCTCCGTCATGGTATCGATGTTCTTTTCAAAAATCTCCTTAGTCTTCTTAGCCCACTCGGCAGACTGGGAGGACGTAAAGTTGTCGATGTCTACGTCGTTAGGTGGAGCTAGCTGCTTGAGGTCTTCGATGTCAACACCAAGGATCTTTGACAGCTGAGAGTAGTTCTGACCCATACCGTTGAGCTGCTGCATAGCGACACCGTTTCGCACACTGCCCTTCGTGACGTCTGTTGCAAGCTCTCCCGCTTCGCTCTTAGCGAACTTCACCATGAATGGGTATGAGTCAGCACTCAAGCTCGCTGTGTACAGCACCTTTCCATTCGGGATTTCGTTTACGAGGTTCTTGATTGCCAACCCCATGGTTGCTCCAGCAGCAGGAATCTTGAAGCCCTCGCCCACCAGAGATGAGTCCATGGTGTAGTCACCAGCCAGATCGCTACGTGTATTCGGTGCAAGGGATACGTCACCGATTGTAGGCGGTTCCACTCTCTCCGCCTTAACGTATGCCTCATAGCTCGGGTACTCATATACCTTCCCGTTGCGCATGGTGCGAAGGTCGTATCCACTGTACTTGACGTATCCTCCAGCCCCTACCTCGAGCTTAAAAGAAGATCCGCCTCTGGTGATCTCTGGTCTAGCGGTGCTCGTGAGGTCACCAGACTTGCGCATGAGGTCGTCTGTTTGCTTCTTGACTGTGGCCAGAGCTTCAGCAAGTGGCTTGGCTTCGTCGGCGCCCATCATCTCAAGCTCGTCGATCAATCCATCAGCATCCTCAAAGAACTGCATGCGCTCAGCATCATCCATGACAGACAGGTCGTCTACGAGTCTGTGCTGATCGAACGCCTCTCCCAGATCGAATGGCTGGTTGTACTCTGGTCCAAGCCGTGGCTCTTCTGCGACCACATCAAGGATGTCGTCCATGATTCTGTCTCCCTTGCCTCTGAAGGCCATGGGGAGGAACTCTCGAATAGACTTAGCAGCCGAAGCGGGGATGGGCGTAAACGCAAGAGCTGCGGTCATGCCTAACTCAAATGGACCCGACGCCTCAGCCATAGCCTTGACGTCACCCACAGGAGTGAACAGCTCGGCAAAAGAGAAAGGCTCAACCCTTCCGTACCAATCGGCTGGGATTTCTTGGGAGTCCCCCCGCAAGAAGTCTACATCGCCCTGCTGCAATGGCTCACCAAAGTACTTAGCAAAATCAATTTGAGTCGCTCTGTCCCTGTCAAGCATGGCCTCCTCAGGAGAGGTGTAGATAGGCGGTTGAATATGCACCGCTGTGGAAGATGCTGGTGCTGACGACTGAGGGTAGGAGGGAGTCTCAGTATTCTGGTTCAGAGACTTCATAGTCTTCTGCTTGTTCAGAAACTGAAGCAATGCCTCGACATCGCCGCCTTGTTGCATCTTCTTGATTCTCATTTCCTTGCTTTCTCGATGGTTCTACCAGCGAAATATGCACCGAATGCTGTTAGCATAAGGATCTCTAACAAAGATACGTAACTATCTTTTACGTTAAAGGGCAGGTTGTCAAGCGAGTCGGCCACCATTGTAGCCATGAACATGACCATCAAACAGATAAGAGTCACTGGTCTAATCAGCTTAGCCAGCTTGACGTCGCTACCCATGTCCGCCTTCCATCGTGCGGTGACGTTGTCCTGAAACCGAACCTCAGCCTCGACAGCTGCAGCTGACTCTGCTGGGTCGACATCAGTGGTGTTGTCAAGCAAGCTCTTCACCACACCAAGTGCACCTCGGTCGGGAAGAAGGTCCCCCGCCACGTCGAGCACGGAGGGAGCCTTCTCCTTGAGCCACTTGCCAAGGTTGGTGTCTTTAATCTTCTTTTGGTTGGGTTCCATTAAGCCAGATTTTGTAGTTCTTGTTAAAGATGTTCATAGCCTTGCGCTCCTCAGCTTCAATCTCTTTGATTCGGTTCTTTCTTGCTCCTGAATCTTCGATCTCTTCTGCTTTCTCCTTCTCAATGCGCAACGACTTGAGTCGGCTGTTGACCTTAGCTACCTGCTCTCTGATGCCGCTTTCGGAGTCCTGACCAAGACCCTTGAAGTAAAATCTGTTCTCCTTGAAGAGCTTATCCTTAATATCAGGATCGTTAAACTCAGCGATGCGCGTCTCAACCTCCTCCATATTACTTCTGAAGTTGTCGTAGTCGTAGAAACCAGAGTACCCTTCTCTTGAGTAGAACTTGCTGACGATGGGCAGTTTACCTGCGTCAACAGTTGTGCTCTCCTCGCTTGTAGCTCTCTCCGCCACCTCAACACCGAGGTCGTACATCTGTCCAGAGAACTGTCCAACACCACCGAGGTACCCCTTGATTGTGTGGCTTAGCTTGTCTGGGTTCCAGTCAATAGATCCAGATCGCTCTGGGTTACCACCTGTAGCGTCGTTCAGGAACTGGAACATGTCTTGGACAACCTCGGGTGAGTAACGAGACTTGTATGCGTCAGACCCGCTGCCGTAATCAAGTTCAATCTTACGCCCCCTCCAATCCTCGTTGACAACCGACTCCATGATGGGCATGAACAATGAAGGTGTAACCGTCTTGACGGCCTTGGTTCCAGCATCCTCTGACGAACCAAAGGTTACGGGTGAGAACGCTGTCATCGTTGCGTCGGTCATCTCCCAGACAGCCTCCTCTCCGTCTCTCGCGCCATGGTTGATGGATGATGCCTGCTCCCCAATGTTGTGGAACAATCCGTACCCATAGGGGAGTGGGATCTTCACGTAATTCTCACCGTCTTCCCTCATGATGATGATGTTTCGAGACCTCTCGTATGCAGAGATCTTGTCGTAGAACAACACACCATCCTCGTCTTCCTTGGATACTGATCTGTTGTACTCGGTCATCATGGCTCCGATCAGCGTCATGCCAGCTGCAATTTTCTTACCCTCTTTACCCTTCAAGCTCTTGGCAACACGGACGCTACCCTGAACAGAGGCGTTGAAGAACATGTAGGTTGCGTTCAGTGCAGCACCCCACTCACCCTGTCTGTTGAAGTTTGTGGTGGCTTCCTTAGACAAGTAGGCAGCACGTTCACGCGAGATACCAGCCTTACGGGCGTTGACGTAAGTAGAGAAACGGATGCTGTTCTCGAAGGCGTCAGACATGGTGGTCAAGGCGTCAAAGCCTTTCCGTGCCATCCACTTCAAAGCAATCTCGTCCTGCTGAGCTGGGTCAGTGGCCTTCTCCATTTGTGCAGCGAGCTGCTCGATAGCGGGAGCGTAACCCCAACCAGTCTTACCTCCATCCATCTTGAATTCCTCGAACAACTGGAAGTACTCTGGATCAGACGTCTTCAGGTTCTCACGGATAGAAGGCACCATAGACCCCAGCATGTAGCGAAGATTCTTGGAGCTGTCCTTCAGGGTGTTTTTCACGAACTCCTTCCCCTGCTCCTCGGTGAGACCGTGCTCTGAGGCAAGGTTGACGTACGATGCCTGAATGTCTCGAACGAAGTTGGGCATAAAGAAGTTAGGCGTCAGCGTGGTGAACGTCATACTTCTCATGCGTGACAGCTTGGCCATAAGTTGCATGGCTGCACTCATCTTCTCAGGCCCCATAGACTGCATGGTCTTAGCCTGCTCGGCGTACTTGGGAGTGAACAGCACGTACTCGGTATCGCCTCCAACACGCACACCAATGGCCCTCTCCTTGTCGGCATCACTCAGCTTTGAATACGCATCCTGATCGATCATCCCATAGATCTTAGGGTTGGGGTTGTCCAACACAAAGTTTCTAAGGGTCTGTCCCACGGTGTTCTTTTCCGACAGCATGTGGGTGTTTGCATTCTGGTTGAATGCGTTGGCCGCAATGTTTGTCGCCTCAGTAACACGACCCTCAGCCCGTGCAATGCCGCTGCTGGTTACGTCAAAGCCCTTGCTCGATCCAGATTCGTAAAGGCTACGCTCAAGATCTAAGTCAGCGAAGCCCTTCAGCGGGGTGTAGAACTCGTACTGGGTCTCAAACAAATCAACCGTCTCCTCCGACTCCAAGCCAGACTCCCGCAGGGTCTTGCGAGTATCGTTGATCACCTCGTCGTGAACAGCTGCTGCCCGCTCGTAAGTGGCTCTCTCCTCTGGTGTCAGCGAGGCCATGAAGCTAGCAGCATCTTCGTCACTCAAGCCACTGCCTCTGTTCTCTTCAATCTTAGCCTGAGCGGCCTTGATCTTATCCTGCTCTTGCTTGCTAAGCGGTCTATTCTCGCTTTCTGCGATGGCATTGATGTCGTCAATCATCTTCTGATAACGAGCCTGCATCACTCTGTTTCTCTCTGGTGCGTGACGAGCATACAGGTACATGTCAAACCCACTCATCTCCAGACCGTTCTCCTTGAGGTCAGCTGTGATTTCGTCAATGCGAGAGAGGTTGGCGTCAATGCGTGCTGCCGCTCTCGAAGAGAACAGTGTCAGAGCCATGTCAATGTTAGACCTATCTCTAACTCTCTCACCACGCTGCTCTTGCGCTTCTCTCTGAAGACGAACCACGGGGTTAAACTTGTCCAAGATCTTTGTCCTGAACAGGTCCTTCATCCTGCCAATAGGTGTGAAGTCGGCAGGTTCTTCGAAGCCCCCGAACACATCCTCTGACTTCTCGGTGGCCAACACCTCCTCTGGATCTGGTTGATCGACATCAAGAAGCTGCCTGAGCTGCTCCTTTGCTGCGGGGTCTTCCGACTCTCTGAGCTTCTGTGCTCTAGCCTTTTTGTTTTTAAGTTCCTCTACCTTCTGGTTGAGTTCGTTCAGGTTGTTGATGTCCTTCTTAGACAGAGCATCCATGTCTTGCCCCACCAGATCACCAGCAGCATCTGCCAGAGCTTCTCTTGCCTCGTAGATCTCCTTGTCGAGGTTGGCAAAGCCCTGATCGAAGTCAGGCTTTTGAATCTCCTTGATTCTCTCACCAATGGCGGTCTGCAACTCCACGTCGTCTTCTACTCTGATCTCTGAGTTCAGCAACTCTTCGTCAGACATGCGGTCCACAATCTCCATCAGGTCAGACCTGTTGACTTCCTGACCATTGATGCGGTACTTGGCTCTGTAGTTCAGCATGTTAATCACGTGCTCCTGAACCTTTGAGTCAACGTAGTTGCGACCACCGTCTACTGCACTAGCATAAGTCATGGTGAGTGGCGTCCTAAACATACCAGCAGCCTCTTGGAAGATCTCTTCTGCCGTAGCTGGCTGCCCCACCAGCTCACTCGCCACAGCCTCACCCGTCATACCGCCGTAAGCCTCAGTGCCAGCTACTGACCCAGTTCCAAGCAACCTTGGATACTTTGTACCCACCTTGCTAACCTCCCTTGCAACGCCAGCACCAGTCTTCATGGTGAAGAAGTCAATCAAACCAATGGCAACACCATAAGTTGCTGCGTTCTTCCTGAGCTCACCTCTAAACTCGTCATCCTCAAGGGCTCTCATGATTCGCTCGGGAGAGTAGTCATCACCGATCTCTTTCTTCAACTCCTCGACAAAGAACTGACCAGCTGCAGTGGTTGCAGACATAGCCCCAAAGGCGACAGGGAGTGCGGAAACCATAGCTGCACCTGCACCTTCAGGTCCAAGCATCATACCAGCAGCACCAGCACCAGTCTCTATGGCTGCAAAATTTTTGAGTGACTCCTCATTTATTTGGGTAGACATGCTAGAAAAAAACCAGCTACCCATGATGTTCGTGAGATCATACTTGTTTTCCCACAAGGTCTTCATCAGACCGTAAGCACCGTTTCCATTCTTTTGAATGTCTCGATACCATTCCTGAAGCTCGTCAGATGTGCCGTGCTTTGCAACGTGCTCGTTGTATCGGATCATCTCCTGAGACAGGGCTTGCACGGCATCCATATAGTCCTCAGACTCAAAGTCTCCACCAGCAATCTCTGACAAAGCAGGGATAGCAAGTTGATAGCCGATCTCTGTCTGACGACGCCCAGCAGCACCTTCGCTCCAAGATCTAGCCCAGTCGTCTAGGTCGCCACCAATCAAAGGGATCATCCTGACGTACTCGCCAAGCTTACCCTCAATAAACGGTTTTTCTGGTACGGGATTGTCAAAGGAGAACCCCGTCGGAGTCACTACCTGTTGTGTAGTGAAAGCCGAACCTCCACTCTGACCGCTGGAAACGGACGTAGCATCCGCAGAAGCCACCTCCACACCTTGCGCCGATGGCGAAGACCCTTCTGACTGACCTTTTTTTTTTTGATCCTCAGAGAAGTATGCCGTGTACCACTCGTTGTAGTCGGTCTTGTATGGGTCGCCCTCCTGAGCCGTCTTCCCAAGGTAGGTGTGCAAGCCCTTCAGGTAGTTCTCGTTCTTTGGGGCGTTCTGCATCCAGTCTTCGTAGGGGCGTGTGCTCCCACTCATCTGGTAAATCTTAAACAGATCTTTATCGTCCATAATTAAAAGCCATCTGGGTTCCACTCATCTTCAGATTCCTCACTTCTGGGAAGGTCTTCTTGTACTTGATCCCATCCGTCAGCCAACCGATCAAAGGTAAGACCTGTGTCTTTTGTTTCCATTCTCAAGTGCGACAAAACCTGACTGATGATGCCCTTGTCCATGGGGTCGTTGTTGTCAAACGCCATGTGGTTTGCGGCCATGCCATCGATGTCTGCGTCACGAACAACCATCACGCCCTCAGGGTAGTTCTCGTTTGGCGGGAAAAACAGAATGTTCCTAACGTTCTTGATGTCGATCTTCTGAGGCGCATCCGTCTGATTTCCGTACTCGTCAAGTTGCCCGAAGTACGGGTTGATGACTCCAGTAAGCGAAAGATTGTTGTCTGGGAGTCGGTACACTTGACCTTTCGTATTCTCCAGACCAGACACGAACCCTCCAAACCTTTGACTTGCTGGGTCGTTGGCTGCGGCTGGATCAGAGGTGTCGACAACCATACCCTGAAGACCGTTGACCGTCTCTCTACGCATGCTAGGCAGATAGAGGTTAGGCTCTCCGCTTCCCGTAGGGTCTTCTGGATCAAGCTCGTACTTAGACAAGTCCACAATCTTAGCGATCGCCTTGTCAAGAATGTTGTCAATAACCTTACCCTTCTCCGTTCTACTCCCGTCCTCGTTCTGGAACCTTGGATTGTCAAACTCACCCTGAATGAAGGGCAGGTATACGGTAGAATCTTTCTTGAGCTCTGTCGGGAAGAACTCTTCAAACGCTCTGGAGCGCATAGCCTCACCGATAGTGTCGTCACCACCCATTACGGTCTCTCTGGTGAGGTTGGTTGCAATCGTTCTGTCCCATCCGTTCTCACCTTGCTTGGATTCGACGAGCTCTTGGATGTACTTACCTCCCTCTGTGAATGTCTTGGTGTGCTTGATCTTCTCGGGGATGGAGAACATATCTGTGCTGGTGCGTGGCTCCCAAACATCAAACGGCTTGTACACGCCAGCGTCTGTACCGTCCTCTAGCTTATCAGAGAACTGAAGCTGGTAACCGTTGTTTTCGTCGTACACATACTTCCAGTTCTTGTCAAGGCCCTGCCACACCATCTCTGAGTTGAGTACGTGCTGGTCGTAACCCTGCATGTCAACCTCCAAGAACTGATCAAGCCCTTCGTTGTACTTTCTTCTAGCCGCCCCGTCTGTACGAATGCTTGACTGCAGCTCCCTAGCGGCAAGGGCGTCCTCATTGGCTTTGTGTGCAGCAGCGGTGTTGAACATGTTGTGCCAAGACTGAATCTTCAGCCGCATTTCCGTCAAGTTATCACCCTCGAAGTTTCCAAGCTGAGTGATAAGGTCTGTTCCAGACTGCTGAACAGCATCCTGCATACCCTCTGGGATCTTTGACAGGTCGTAGCCGTTCATCAGGTCGAGCATCTCCTCGGCGGCCTTTCTCTTGGCGTTGGCCTCGGCGACAGCCGCCTTCTTGGCAGCATCCTTTTGCTTGGCTTGCAGGGCTAGGGCAGCCTGTGTCTTGCTGATGTCGAAGTGCTCTGATACTCCGACAGGCTTGGTATATGCAATCGGTACTGGCATCAAACAGTCATTTGACCCTCTTCCACGGCGTCCTCAGGCATGTCTACCTCGTCGGGGCCTTGGAACTGGGGCTCTTTGAAAAATGCAAGGAGCTCTGCCGCAGCTCTGACGTCTTCAGGAGCGTTGGGGTTCTCCTCGACGAACTTCACGAGGATGTCAGCAGCCTGCATGGCGTTGTTCCCTTGGTCGACGTTGAGCACAAGCTCTTCACCAGTAAGCTCTGCTTCTTTCTCACCTGTCTCCTCGTCTACCAGAGCCTTCTTGTTGGTGTCGTGGTTAAACTCACCGCCAGTCCTGTAGATCTGTGATTTCAAATCCCCACCCTTGGCTCCACTAAAGATTGTACTTACATCTGCGGTAAGCAAGTCTGGGTCAATAGAGAACAAAGCGTCAAAAGCAGATGCGGGAGCGTCAGCAGCAGCTGAGGCTGCAGCCGTACCAGTAGAGAAGCCAAGACCAGCAGCCTCTGATCCTTGCTGGAGTCGAAGATTTTGAAGAGCCAAGTCTTTCTGCGCAGTGCGCAGGTTAGCAGCCTCGGCGATGTTGGCAAAGTCGGTGTCCGCTTTTGTCTTCTCGGCGCCAAGAGTCATGTCGGTCTGCATGATGTTTCTGTTCATCTTGTCAAGAAGACTCGGGATCTGAGCGGCACCGCGTGTAGGGTCGTAGTTGCTAGAGATAAGCTGTGCTGACTGGAGCTGTTGGTTTCTGCGGATCAAGTCCTGCAGTGACTCTGTCTGCTGCTTCTTCGCCTCGAAGGCTTTTCGAGTTTCTTGAGTGGGATCAAATTCTAGATCCTCAATCTTTCTCTGTGCATCAAGAAGAATCTGCTCCCCTTGTTGTCTTTGGCTTCTTGATCTGAATCCTTCAATGGCCTTGCCTCCAAGGTCTCCAACGACCTTTGATAGCAATAGAATTTCCGCTCCTGTCATATCGCAAATATAGTTATTCTTACTTAGAGTGGTCTAAGTCAGTGGGTTCGTAGTTAAGGTTGAGAGAGTAAATCTCAAAGTCGTCGTCGCCAATGGTGAAGTGTGCCTCAGCATACTGGCCTCGCATCATGTCACCAGAGTTCTTGGGGTCAATCAGTCCAAAGATGGACACACCCTCGGCCCTGCCGCCCAGACCGCCCTCCTGAATGATCGAGTCAATTACGGCAGCTGCGTTGAGGCTGCACTTAATCACCAGTCCCTCAGTGTTGTAGGCACTCAGTAATCCGACTGACTGAAGTTCTTCGGATGTGGCAATGGTAACCTCTGAAGAGATTTCAATGTACTTGCTAGCGTTGCCGAGGGGCTCGAGAGAACCGCCTCTAATGAAACCAACGGTAGGGCTCGTGGAGATTTTGAATCCAATTTTAGTTCTGTTGCCTTCCCTCTGACCCACACCTACAGCAGCGGTCACTGGTAAGATATACAAATCGTTTCCTAACGAAGAGTTGAGGATGGTGAACCCCCTCTCCGTGTTGTAGATGTGCCCCATGTACTTGAGGTCTGCAGTAGCTCTGATCCTTGGGTCTTGACCGAGGTGGGCGTACTTGTTGCCACCGTAGTCTCTCACCGTACCAGCGTTCACGTACTCTCTCCTGCCGTTTGTCCCGATGAACTCACTGGTGGTAAAGAGGTTGATTGTGTTCTTGAACTCCCCCTGACCTTCGATCGACATAGACTTGAAGAGCTTGTTCTGTGATGGGTCACCAGCAAAAGACACCGCCACGGTAGACGGGTACTTGGCACCATAGAATCGGTTCTTTTCTCCTGCGTCGTGACGCCAAGTGAGGTCG